GTGATTGACCTCAACAACATTGAAAAATACAGAGAAAACAATCGAATAGAGGCCAAAAAGGCAACAGGCGGATTACCTAAAAGCTTGTGGGAAACATATTCATCATTTGCAAATACACTAGGAGGAATTATACTTTTAGGTGTAGAAGAATACAGGGACAAATCACTTCATCCCGTAAATCTTCCCGATCCGGATGAACTTATTGAGGAATTTTGGGAGATAGCAAACGATATTCAAAAAGTAAGCACAAACATTCTTTCATATGATGATGTTTATGTGCAAAAAATTGAAGAAAAGCATATTATCGTTATTACAGTGCCAAAAGCAAAAAGATTTGACCGTCCCGTGTATCTTGACGGCAGCATTCATAATTCATACAGAAGAAACGGCGAGGGTGACTACCGTTGCACACTCGACCAAATTAACGCTATGGTGCGTGATTCCGAGATTAAAACACAGGATATGAATATCATCGAAAGCATGACTGCATCCGTATTTAATACCGATTCACTCCATAGCTACCGAATGAAAATGTCAACTGTTAAGCCAAACAATCGGCTTCAAAATTTGTCGGATAAAGATTTCTTGCAGGCAATAGGAGCAATCGGAGTAGGGGAAGACCTTTTGTTTCACCCTACAGCCGCAGGACTTCTTATGTTCGGTAAGTCAGAGTTCATCAAAAAAGAATACCCGTACTATTGTCTTGAATATAAGGAAACAACACAAGATGATAAACACACAATTATTTCATCAGATTTAAATTCTGACTGTGAAAACCTTTATGATTTCTTTATAAAGGTCTTTGAAAAAATTTCATCCGATATAAAACTGACAGCAAACATAAAATCAGACATTACACCGATTACAACTGCCTTACAGGAAGCTCTTGCAAACTGCCTTATAAATGCCGACTATTATGGTTCAAACGGTGTTGTTATTATGAAAGATGATGAAAGCATTACAATATCCAATCCAGGCGGATTTAGAGTTGAACTCGACGCCGCAAGAGCGGGTGGTATATCCGACCCCAGAAACACGGCAATTATGCGTATGTTTAATTTGATAGGAATCGGCAGTAACGACGGATTCGGTATTTCTAATATTTTCTCCGTTTGGAAAAGTCACGAACTTGTTCTGCCGGTCATTGAAGAAAGTTTCAACCCCGAAAGCATCACCCTAAAGCTTTCGTTTGTTCCTGAAAGCAAATCAACTAAAACTCAAATTTTACAAAATCGTCCCGATATTGAAACAGACAGGCAGGATGCCGTAATTTCATACATTACTGACAACATCACGGTAACTTCAAAAGAAATTTCCGAACTTCTCGGAATAAGTCATAAAAAATCGAAGCAACTTCTTCACAAACTTATGGCAAAGGATTTTGTTATAATCAAAAACGGAAAATACACCCTAAAAGCATAGAAGGAACTTAATCAAATTTCGGAACATCAATCCGCATAAGCGTTGCTTATAATTGCTAGGTTGCTTATTTTTGCAAAAGGAAAACCGTCTGCTGTAAAAAAATCCAAAAGATAAATTTGCCTATATCTGCCTTTCTTGTGCTGCAACAGGGCTGTTCATAACTCTGCTGTTCAAAGTCTTGCAAGACGATCTCGCAGGTGCAGATGTGCCGATTAATAATTTGAGTATGGTTGTTTCGATAATACATTTATACATAATTTTCAAGAAAAACTGTCCGCAAAATCAAGCATAAGTATTCATATAATAATCGCAGACACTTATTTATGCTTTTACGGATTAAATTTAAAATTTACAAATTTGTGTAATTTTGCTTGACAATCACACAAAAAACAAGTACAATAAACTAGGTAAATCACCAATATTCGGAGACGTATCGAAGTGGTCATAACGGACATGACTCGAAATCATGATGCCCCCTGAGGGTCGTGGGTTCGAATCCCTCCGTCTCCGCCAAACAAAAAAGCCAGCAAACAAGCCTTATTCAGTATTTATCGGCTTGTTTGCTGGTTTTTGAAAAACATTTTTTTGTGTTAAAAATTGATTTTTTGCGTTAAAACTTGATTTTTAGATTTAAAATCCAACACGAAATCCAACACGAAATAAATAAATTACGCTTGCTTTTCTGATTTGGAATTGCGGTCGGATTTATTTTTGGAATTTGAGTAGGCGAAAACATTTAAAATTTTCTTTGTGAGTTCATCTGCGTGGTCTTTAAGGGTGTGCTGGTAAATTCTTTGAAGAGTTTCTACATTTTCCCAACCGCCGATTTCTGCTATATATTTGTCGGGAATGCCTTGTGCGTGGAGTTCTGAGGCGAAGTAATGTCTGAGGGCATGAAACTTAAAGTAAGGAAGTCCTGCCTTATTTCGGCACTTGCGAAAGTGATTGTCTATAATATTAGGGTTGCAACCCCAATGTTTCCAGTTAAGGCACTCTTTTATAATTTCACGGTCAAGCGGAATTGTTCTGTTGCCGGCGAAACTTTTCGGAGTGTTTTTCAAGCACCAGTTTTTATTTGAATCCTGAACAACTGCCTTACTGATTGAGACACCGAAGTCGGTGAAATCAGTAGGAGACAGAGCAGAAATTTCAGAACGGCGGAGCGAACCGTGACTTGCAAGAAGAATAGGTACTTTGACATACTCGTCTGCAAATTCAAGCAAGGTATTCACTTGCTCGGTTGTAGGTACTTCAATTTCAACCTTTTCTTTTTGAGGCAGACTTATTTGTGACAAGTCAAGCTGACGGTTGTACATATTCATCACGGCATGAAACAAGCCGTAAACATTGCTGACAGTTTTTGGTGAGCGTGTAACCGCAAGCTCGCTGATTGATGCCTGAACAAGCTCGGCTGTTATGTTACGCAGTTTCATAGGCATAAGCAACTGCAAATGATTTTTTGCATACTGATTATAGCCTTTGATTGTTGAAGGACTTGAAACACCTTTCTTGATGCCTATGTATCGTTCGTATGCCTCTTTAAGCGTGAGATCGTCATAACTTGCCGAACTTCTCTGTCTGTTGTGGCTGAATTCCATTGCCATGTACTCGGCTTCTTTTTTCGTTTTTGCTGTAAATGACTTGTAGTGCCATTTACCGTTTTCGTCTTTGTAGTCAGGTACTAAAACACGATAGTTGCCCGATTTCAGTTTTTTGGCTTTTGCCATAATATCATCTCCTGTAATGTGGTATCGGCTCTTGTTCCACCAAGTAAAAATGCCGACGCCCTTTCAATTTTCCTCGTACTGTTCCAGCAGTACGGGGATTTTTTAATTACCAAACCATTTAAAGGCTCGTCTAAATCCTGCTTCTTCTGCTTCAGCCACCGTCATTGCGTAGAATTCCCCTTTCTTGCTAATTTTAGTAGAATCATATTGTTGGTCGAAAGGCAAATGATATATTTTTGTTTCACCATACATATCACGACCAATATTACATTTTATACATGGGTAATCATCAACTTCAATATTTTCTTTGAATTTTATACCTAAGTATTTTGCCATTTTCTTAGCCATAGGAGATAGTTGAATATTTGTTATTAAAACTCCCTTAACATTTTCTTTAGGGCAATTGTGCTCAATGCAATAGCTTGCCATAGTACCATATAGTTGAGTTATATGTTTTTCATGTATTTCTTTTTTTGAACTCCAATATTTACATTCTCTTGTAGACTTGACCACGGTTGCCGACATCAACAATTGTTATAAGAAGAATATCGTTATTGATTTCATAGATAACACGATAATTGCCGACACGCAGACGGTAAGCGTTGCTGTTTCCTGACAAGGCTTTTACATCACCGTCAGGAAGTTTTGAAACAGCTTTCAAAATCCGTTCTTGTTGATTACGGGGCTGAGATTTAATAAACTTCTGAGCCTTTTTGTTCAGTTCAATTTTATACTTCATCACAGATTTATCCCCAACTCATTGGCAAAATCTTCAAGGCTGACATTTTCGCTTGAGTCAGACGGGTTATTCTTGTATTCGTCATAGAGTTTCTGGCAGTAAGCGTCATCTTCTGCGTCATCTACGATATGTCTTAAACTTTGCAACATAGTGAGCAGTTCTTCAAGCTGTTCTTCTGAAAAGTCGTTTATAAGGTTAATAATTTTTTCTTTTGCTGACATACGGAATCCTCCTTGTTTTATAGTATTCAAAATTCAATATAAATAATATTTCCTACACGCTTGAAATCAGGCGTGTTTTTCTTTTATGTCTGAAAAATCGGGAGTTGTGTATTTTGCGTTGCCGATTAAATCTTCTGAATATTCAAGCAATTTTTCTTTTCCACTATCATTAAGCAAATGGTAATTATGCAATAGCTTTTGTGTATCATCTTTGCTTTCTATTGGTTTGACATTCCTCTTAATTTCGGAAAATGTATCTAAGATATTTTCAACCTTATAGATTTCACACAACTTTAGAAGTAAATCGGCATCAGGTTGACTTCTGGCATTTTCCCAACCGCTCACGGTCTTTCCACTCTTTCCAATGATTTCACCGACTTCATCAGCGGTCATACCTTGTTCCGCTCTCAATCTTTTTAAGACTGAGGCAATATATTCTCTTGACATTGGTTTATCTCCTTATCTGAATTATCATTACAAATATATTATATTTTCAGATGTCGAGATTGTCAAGACACAATTCTTAATTTCTAAGAAAATTATTTTAAAAAATGCTTGACAATCTTAAGAGTTAAGAGTATATTATAGTTACAATCTTAGAAATTAAGAAAGGCGGTGACATAAATGATAAGACATAATATTCTCGACATTTTTAACGAACGAATTTATGAGTTAGGAATTAAGCAGAAGTACATTGCTGAGAAGATGAACATAACACAGGACAGGTTATCTAGAATCTTATCAGGTAAGAGTAATATGTTAGCTGATGAAATGATTACTCTTTGTGCTTTACTTGATTTAGAGATTAACCCACAACTGTTTTATTGTCAGAAAACCGCATAAGAACCGATACCACATTACATAAAACAAAAGTAGGGGGTGAGAAGAATGTTTGCTAAATACATTAAAAGTAGGAACTACAAAAAAGGTAAACACGATGTTGTTATACGCTTGAATAATTTCAGTAGTGACAATCAAAAAGAAGATGTGATATGGGAAATAAAACAATTGATGAACCGTATAAACCATGCATCCGAAAGTAAGATAAACTACAAAATAAAAATCGGCTGAACATAAAGGTCAACCGATTTGATGTTATCAGTTATTCGACACTGTAAAGAGAATCATATGAGACATCAATAGGGTTGGTGTCATTACAAGCCTCTATAAATAAAGAAGTTGGTACATCATATTTAGGGTCTTGTTCCAAAATTGACAAAGTTGCATAAATCATGCCGTCATCTTTCATCAACTTTACTTGTTCATATAATTCTGAAACCTTAACTTTAATCGCAGACATATTCTCACCTCCTCTCTGATTATAAATAATATCACGAGTTGAGATGAAATACAAGTTAAGCAAACAGCGTAAAGAACCGATACTACATTACATAAAACAAAAGTAGGGGGGTGAGAGGAATGGGCGACATTATCATATTGATACTTATGATTATTCTCGCAGTTTCCAAAACTATAGAGGCGGTACTAACCTTTAATGAAGTATGTGAAGATCGTTCCAATAATCATTGCAACAATCTCAACGATAGTTCCGATGATTTTCCAGAAAGACGGTTTCTTATACCACGGCTTCTTATTGCGGGAATTTGCATCGGTACGACTGTCGGATACGGAATCATAGTAGTTAAAGAAATCTTTCTGTAAGCGTTTGAGAATGTTTTCAGCAAGTGCTTTACTGCTTTTGAAATCAATAGGCAGGCATACGGTGACGGAAATGTTATCGGGAGTGAATGAGGCGGTAATGTAATCATCATTCTGTGAAAAATCAAATACGAAAAATTCAAAGGTTTTTACATTAAGATTTTTAGGAATGTCATTTATATCCGCCGAAACGGTTGTGTTATCGGAACAGTATGTAAAGGTACATTTGCAAAAATCAAAAGGAATGCAGTCTTTTAAAAGATTATAAATCTCAGACAATGTCTGAGCAGTAAATTTGTTATAGCTGTCTGATGACAGCTGTGCAGTAGCTTTATATTTTGTGTTCATAATCAAACCTTCTTTCGTTCTGATTATAACATAACGGTCAAGACAGAACCGATACCACATTACAGGAAAATAAAAGTAGGGAGAATCATTATGAATGAAATCAGAGTAAGAATTAAAGACCTCATCAAAGAGCTTCAAATGTTGCAAAAGGACGGCTACGAATGTGCCGACCTCATAATTGAAGAAGCCGAGGAAGGTATTCCGGCTCGCATTATACTCAGCGACTACGGCTGTGTATTTGAATGCAAAGACTGACAAGGGGGAGAGAGAATGGATAATCGTAACATCACGAGTATTGTTATTAATTACGATAACGGCGAAATAGAAACCTTAAATAAAGGTGTAGTTGTTGGCTTTGATGAAATCGACAACGAAGAAGAAACTATCAAGGTTAGATATCGTATGTGCGACATTAAAGGCAACGAGTTAGCAATGGTTGTTGAAGCTATTATTGCATTGGGCGACGAACTCGGAATGTTTGACAATGTGGGAGATGACAATGAAGATGATTAAAGTTAAAATTGATACCTTAATCACTAAACTTGAAGAGATCAAGGCAAGCGGACACGAAACGGTGCATTTGTCTATTGTTGAAGGAGTGCCAAGGCACAAAATCCCTGCGCATATTGACCTTGATGCAGACAAGGATTTTCGTTGTGTGCTCGAGGTGAGAAAGTGAGCCGAATTACAGTAAGGATTGATGACCTAATCGGTCAGCTTAACGAGTTAAAACGAGATGGTGCTGAAAAAGTTTTGCTTGAAATTGAAGAAGGTGTTGCAGACCCCGAGGAGAATTGTCCGAATAGGATAAATATGATGCCTGCATATCATCCGAGTGAAATTTTTTCGCAAGTTTATGAAAGCTACTAAAGCAAAAGTCGATACCAGATTACAGGACTAAATAACGAAAGGGTGAGAAGAAAATGCCGAGAAAATTAGCTAAGCCCGAGGACCAAATGAAAAGACAGCTGATTGCCAATATACAGTATGAGGCAGAAATCAGAAGTATTGACCGTGAAGGACAGGCTCTTGTAGCACATTGCTCTGAGGGCACCTACAGAAAAAGAATTAAAGATCCGGGCACTTTTACGGTGGAAGAGCTGTCGAGGCTTGCCAACAAATTTGGCATACCTATTCAGAACCTTTTCAAGGCAAGGGCGGTGTGTGATGAATGAATGACAAAACACTTGACGAACTAAATGACATGGCCAAAAGGTGGATTGACGGAGAGGTTAATCATCTTGAGGTTGTATCACTAAAGTTATTTGATAGGTTATTGGTACTGGAACTTGCTAACGCCTATTCTATGTGCAAGGTCGGTTTGCTCAGTGAAAAATACACTGCCGCATATAAATTAAAATTCTTTCAGGAGTATCGTGAACTAAAGCTCAAGACAGAACATTTGCTGGTCCAGCAGGAACAGCAGATTGACTCTGCAAGAAATGCAAGCGTAACGCTTTCGGAGGTTTGCAAAGAGTACGGTAAAGATGAGGTTGACCTCGTTAAGCTGTGCGAATTACAAGCAAAGGCAATTGATGAGCTGACACATGAGAATGTACATATCAAGCTGTGGAACTCGGTCAGAGCATACAAGAAGCCGAAAGATTACGCAAGACGGCATATGAGCAAGATTGTTGATGAGCTTATTGACAGGTTCGGCAGTAAAGTACCGTTTGAGCAGGTTGTTATGTCATATCTCAACACTTGCCTTAAAGACAACCGCAGAGAGATGTGGGAACAGCTGACAGGCGATGACTATCCGACAAAGGCAAGACAGCAGTTGCCGGTCAAGGACGGCAATGCGAAAGGTGAGCTTGAATCAATGAAGAAACATTACGGTGTGAGAGCCAAAAGAAAAATTGTAAAGGAGAACAATGAAAATGATTTTCAAAAACTGGAAGAGCAAAAGCGAAATCAAGAGAGAGTCGGCAAAAAAGGAGCTTGATATTAAGCACCTCAACAACCGCAATGTAATTGCCGATGAGATTGCGAATGTACAGCTTGATATCATTGACCGACTAAAGGCAGAGAACAACGAACTCAGAGCTGAGATTGAAAAGCTCAGAACGGAAAATCTGACACAGGGCTTTGAGTGTGTTGGAGTATCGGCTATTTGATTGTAAGGAGATTTGTGTAATGGAAAGAAAACCGACATTGACTACGATTGCAATCGAAAAACTTCATCCACATCCTGACAACCCTCGTAAGGTTCTCGGGGATATTGATGAACTTGCTGACAGCATTAAGGCAAGTGGCATTCTCCAAAACCTCACGGTTGTGCCAATGAATGACGATTGGACGGAGTTTACTGTGATTATCGGACACAGAAGATTAGCAGCGGCAAAGCAGGCAGGATTGACTGAACTGCCGTGTGCTGTTGTCAAGATGACTGAAAAGGAGCAGTTATCTACAATGTTGACCGAAAATATGCAGCGGTCAGACTTAACCGTATATGAAGAAGCAAAGGGCTGTCAGCTCTTGCTCGACCTCGGTGATACGGTTGCAGAGGTTGCAGAGAAAACAGGATTTTCAGAAAGCAAAATCAGACGGAGAGTTAAACTCTGTGAGCTTGACGAAGAGGCATTCAAGGAAAGTCAGATCCGACAGCCTACGCTTGCAGACTATGACCGATTGAATCAGATTAAAGACATTGACACAAGAAATAAACTGCTTAAAACAATCGGAACGAATAATTTCGACAATCTTTTGTATTCTGCTGTGCAAAAGCAGGAAGCTGACGAGAAAAGAGCAGAGCTTGAAAAAATCTGCCTCGATAACGGTATGACACAATGCGAAGGTTTTAAGGATATTCCCGAAAACTGCGAATACACAGGAATGTTCCAACTTGAAGATTTAATCGGCAAAACATTTGATGACGGCAGAAAGAGGTATTTCTTCCCGGCATATGGCGGTAGAATACATATCTATACCAAAATGACAAAAAAGAAAATCAAAGAGCTTAATGCAAAAGGAGAAAAAAGAATTGCAAAAAAACAAAAATTTGATGAAATCAATTCTCAGATTGGCGAAATTAACGAGCGTTGCAAGGCTCTCAGAGAAGAATTTATGCGAGAGGGCAACTTTAACGATGACTCCCAAAAACAAGCATTAATCAATTACATATTGTGTTCGATGTCTGAACGGAAAGAATACAACGGAATTTCTTTTTGCGCTTTAAGCGGTCTTAAATATGATGACAACAACGAATGCATAAACCTTGATGATTGCATAAAAGACACCGGCAAAATGTTAATGTCAGCGGCATATGCTTTTTTTAAGAACTGGCGAGACAACAGCAGTTACATTTTAGTTGACTATGCTGATAAAACAATTACCCGAAAAATCAATCCCGAACTTAACAGATTTTATAATCTACTCGTCAAGCTCGGCTATGTGATGAGTGACGAGGAGATTCAGCTCCGTGACGGCACGCATCCGATTTTTACCACCGGCGAAACAAACTAAATAAGTTAATCACACAACTGCACTTGTGAGATTATATATATCTCATTTTTTACCTACTTTTCTGAATATTACCATTTACATATCTCAGACAGGTGCAGATGTCTGAGATGGTTTTAATATTAAAACGAGGAGAATAGTCATGAGAGAATATTTATTCAGAGGTAAGATGATAGCTAACGGTAAGTGGTCAGAGGGCAATTTGCTTGTGACTAAACAAGGTTGCTGTATAACACCCGATGCAACCGTTTTAGGCAGCTATGGTGCAGTAGATCCCGAAACAGTTGGGCAGTACACGGGTATGGTTGATAAGCACGGCACAAAAATTTTTGAAGGAGATATCATTGATTTTCTTTACCGCTCGGATGATGACGACTATGGAATCGTTCAGTACGATGTTGGTGAAACTGAATTTGGATTTGTGTATAATTTAATCTATGAGGGATTAGGCAGACACTATTCTTCAAAAGATATTGAAGTTGTTGGCAATATCTACGATAATCCCGAACTTTTAGGAGATGAAAATAATGGCAAAAAATGAGGAAGATAATACAGGGTACATTACTCAATCTACTCGTAATTCTATGCTGGTATCATTGAGCCGTGAAATCAATGTGATTTCATACGAAAACGCAGTTTTATATGACACAATAATCAAATTGTGTCGAAAGTTCTTTCCTGAAAAAAACAACCAAGAATTTTGGACTCAATGTAAGATTATGGAGAAAGGAGCTTATGCACCTAATCCTATTGATGATCCAACCATACCATACATAGAATCCCGCATATTAAAATTAGAAATGCTTGCAACCGGAAATATGGAGCTAAAAGACCAAATTGTTAAAATGTGCCGGCTGTTACTTGAGGAGAAAGACAATGACAAAGGCAATGACAGAAGTAAAACTTTATTTACAATATTTGACACTCCCGAAAATGCCCCGAAACTGTGGAACAGAAGAACATATTGCTATCAAGCCGAAAGAGCCGTACAGGATATGACTGCCGAAAAAGCAATTGAAGTGTTAAATGAAATCGGCGAAGGAGCAAATATTGAAGATATGCTTAAAAATTTGAGCAATTCCAATACATTTACCGCTCTTAAACTTGCCGTCCATGCTCTTGAAAAGCAAGTGGCAAAAAAACTTAAAGAAGTGACACGCACAAGTAGCAATAAAAAGAGCAGAGTAAAAGCGTTTGAACATAATTATAACCATCAGAATTGGCAAGATCCAGTGCCGATACCCGAGTACAAAGAATGTCAATGGACTGACTATCAATGCCCCATTTGCAACGCCCTCATCAAAGAGGGTAGACCTGAATTTTGCTGGCGCTGCGGACAGGCTTTTGACTGGTCTGATGAAATGGAAGGTGAAAAATAATGTCAGCAGGAACAACAATGCTTATTGTGTTTTTAATCCTTATAGTAGCGTTTATTTTAACGCTTATTTGGATGAGGGAAAACATTAACTTTTATCGTGACCTTTATAAAGTTGAGAAGGAAGAAAACGACCGCCTTTTGAAAGAGAATCAAAAGCGAGGTCGAACAATCAATCAAAACTGGAACATCACTAATAAGCGTTGCAATAAGAGCTATACGAACGGCTTTGCAGACGGAAGAAAATACGAAAGGAAATATGGATATGACCAAGAAATCAAAATTAGCGAAGAAGAAAAAGCAAAGCTCGAGGCAGTTATCAGAGCAACAATCAACAGCAAGAAAGCTGCATTGGGAGAAGGCTGTGAATCCGAATCTGAACCCGAAGCCGAGGACAAAGAGGAAGAAGGATAACATTGACCTGATTTGTGAGGAGAAAAACAAATACAATGAGGAACACGGAACATCGTACAGCTACGGCGAATATACAGCACTCGTCGGAATGGGCAAAATCAAAAGTAAGTACCGAAACAAAAGAGACATTGACCTGCCGTTCGTGTAAGGAATGCCGAGGGTACAAGTTTTGCGCCAGCAGAAGCAGGGATTATCCTTGCAACTGTTTTATTAAAAATGAAAGGTGACTACATATGAGACGAGAAGATAAAGAATTTTTAAACAGTCAGATTGAAAACTTAAAAGAATCCGCACACGAGCGTTCACATAAGTGTTTTGCGGCAGTGCTTATGCAGATTGATTATCTCCAGCTTAAATTACTCAAGGCTGAAAAAGGCTGCAAAAAGCTCAGAGAAGAAAACAGAAGATTAAGAGCAGAAAATCAGATGCTTGATGACAACATGGGGAATCTTTTGTGTACAAGAGAGGAAGAAATGAGGTACAACCGAGTGTTGAATGAAAATATCACAAAGCTGGCTGAGGTCAACGCACTTATGGCTGGTAAGCTCTCGGTGTATGAACCTATTAAAAAGGCTGAATCTCAGCCCGATGAGACGGCTGACACGGTAAGAGAGTCAGATCCGGCAGAAGAATAATCAAGGCAACTCCCTTGCTACATGCGAAATCCAATTCTAAAATCAAGAAATCAAACAATTTCCATATTCAAAAAACTAAAATCAAAAAGCAATGACTTCTTTTTTTGGTTTTAGCTGTTACAAGAAGAGCCGAGGCAACGGCTCAACATATTGGCAATAAAATAAGAACACACAATTGCAGTGGCAAGGTTTGCAAAAGCAGTAGCTCAATGGTCAGATGGGCTACTGCTTAGTTATGTCTATCAGCATTAATATTCTAAAACAGAATAATAATCAGTCATAATTGAGGGAGCTGAAATGCTCCTTGCCTATCCTGCTCAAATGATTATTTAAGCACGGAAAACAGGAAAAATATACTATAATAAAAGGTTATGCTATGTACACATATAAAAGAACAATCACAAGCGGAGATATGATTGAGGTTGAGTATTACCAGTCAATCAGAAAAATCGGAAAAAACTATGGCGGACGAAAATCAAATAATTCTTTAAGCTCGGCCAAGATGAGAAAAGCAAACAAGCTCCGTGCAGTCAAGCATATGCAGAGGCTGATAAATGCAAACTTCGGAAGCGGTGATTTTTTCTGTCGCTTTTCTGCGCCGTATGGAACATATGAAACAGAAGAAGAGTTTCGCAAAGAGGTAGGCAAGTGGCTTGACCGAATCAATTACCGTCTGAAAAAGCAGGGCAAAGGCAGATTGAAGTACATAGCGTTTATTGAGTGCGGTAAGTCGGGAAAGAATTGGCATATCCACATTATCGTCAGCAAAGAGGACAGGGAACTGCTGTCTGAACAATGGCCCTTTGAAAACGGTCAGAACTTTACTCCGCTATATAAGAACGAGAATTTCAAAAAGTTAGCTGAGTACATAACAAAAGATTTGACCGGTAAAGAAGATGTTGATGTCGCACAAAAGCGAATGATGACAAGCCGAAATCTTACAAAGCCTGAATCGGTCACACGAAAGGCAAAAAGAAGAGAGATAAGAGCCTTAGAGCGTGGAGAAATGATTGAAGCGCCCGAAGGTCATTATCTCATTGAGGACGATTACTCAATGAACTACTCGGATATCGGGGGCGCAAAGTGGTATTTTTGTTTTTTGCCGATTACGCAGAGACGAAAATGGTAAATAATGGTAAATTCAGACCGTGCGATGTACGGTCTTTTGGGGTTGCACAAAAATGAAGTATGCAGCGGAATAGATACAAAATCAAAGGAGAGATGAAATTGAAAGAAAACAAAGCCAAATGTCCGTTCTATTCGTATGATAGCCAAAGTAAAATCTGCTGTTTCGGGGCGGTGTACAAGAGCAAGAGTACAACGCTGTTTTTTGATTCGCCGCAGGACAAGGAAAATCACTTCAACGATTTTTGCGGGAGCTACTGCTGGAAGGGCTGTCCGCTTGCTCAGACAATCATTAAAAACGAGTAAATAAAAACCCTCATCCGCCCTGAAAAGTGGATGAGGGTTTTTATTATTTGTTATTGTTTTCTGTCGCAATTCGGTCAAGTTCACGGATTACAAGTTTTTCGACGTATGCGGGTGGTTTCCTCGTGCCGGTCTCCCAATCGCCGATCGTTCGCTTGGGGATTTCGAGAATCTCGCTCATTCTCTGTTGAGTTAGTCCGGCGCTGAGCCTTGCCTCTTTAATTGTTGTCAATCTTATCAACCCCTTTCATAAAACCGTCAATCCAAATGACCTTACCGGTTTGATATCGGCGGAAGTGTCCGCGAACTTGGAACACACCCTCGGGGCTTCTGTGACGACCGACTGATGCGGCATAGAGTTGATTTTGAAACGGTCTGAACACAATTGTTTTGTTGCCGTTTCGATTTGTTCCGACAGCGGAAAATTCTCGTTTATCTCGGTCAAGAAAATTTCCATACCACAGAAAAGCGTTCGTGTGAACATACGAGGTTATCAAAATCATCATCACATTAAGCTGTTCTTGGCTCATTTCAGTTTCTTCTACAACTTTATAATGAACTTGAAAATCGTTCGGCCCTTCGGGAGTAGGGAAGAACTCGCCTTTCACGAAAAGTTTCTTGTTAATTTTCAAAGAAAATCTTCTTTGAAGCCCTTTTGAATCGACATATAGAACAAATTCAGGATTATCATTTTTTCGTATTTCGCACTTATGGAAAAACGGTTCAGCTAAAGAACATTTCAATCTGTCTTTGTCAGCCCATTCTCGAAGATAGGAATAGGCTGATTTTTCAATGTATATGGTATTCATCTGATTCCCTTCAATTCATATAGCTCATAAAGATTTCGTGTGCATTGGGGCAGAGGTCAACCAAGTCTTGCTTATACACTCTGAATTTTTCGCTTGTTGTTTCGGCATCGAACCACAAGCCTTTTGCCGAGGTTCCACAAACCACTTTCCCGTTGGAGCCGTTTCGGTCCGGCTTTATTTCTTCGCCACGACGATAGATTTTGTTGTTTTGAATTTCAAATTTCATAATGTTTTCTCCTTTATTTTGGCTATTTAAGTCTGATGTCAAATGACAAAGAATAGAATTCATTCGGAATGTCCATTGTGAAGAAGTATTCGTCATCAATGTTGCCTGCATCGTCAACAGAGTACAAATATTGTTCAAGGGCTAACATCGGAGCAGAGAATGTGATTTCCTGCCCGATTGTATCGCCGAGACAATCCTGTTTCACATATTCTATGTTATGGATTCTGTATTTACCTTCTTTCAGTTGGCTCTCAACGAAAGCGACTGCATCTTCTTTTGTATCGAAGATTTTATATGGGCAATCGTAATTGGAAGGATTACAATTGTTTTCCTCCGAGTCTGTGAAAAAATATTCAGCCATCTTGTGACCGTCAAAGTGATAAAGTCCATTACACTCTTCAATCTCATCGTTGTAGAGTAATATCTTATCGCACATTGCCTCGTTGCAATACACAATAAATTGTTCCTTGTAGATGAATAATCTGCAAGTTGGGTTTTCTTTCTCAAGGTTGTTTTTGACTTCGACCGCCTCGTCATAAGTAAGGCATTTGTCGTCAAAAACATATTCGGTAGATGTTGCAATCCTATACATAATTTTTATCCCCTTTCTTTATCTTGATTACATTATATCACGCATTGCGTGATATGTCAAGTGTTTCTTTCTAAAAACATTTATTAATTTTTTAAAAACATAATATGCGAAAATTTTAAATCAATTCAAAAATTTTACTTTTGTCACGGTTTTGCCTTTCGGTGAAACCGTGTTTCTGCATACCAATATTAGGCTCGGAAAAAAGTGTACAAATTTGGTATTAAAGTTTTAACTTTTTTGCGTGAAAGAAAAAAGCTAAAATTAAGACACGAAACATGTACAAAAAGGCGGTGAGTTTATGAGTCAAAAAAAAGACTTGAAAGGACAGCAGACAGAATTAAATGAGCAAAAAGTGATTGACTGGGTGCAAATTAAAGCTGAATATATCAGCGGCACAATGTCCGCTTCAAAACTTGCCGAAAAGCACGGAGTGAGCGTGTATGCAATCCGAAAAAGGTCGGGGAAAGAACGCTGGCAGGAGCTGAGGCGGCAGAATCAGAGTGAAACCGCAAACAAAATAGCAGAGAAAATCAACACAGAGAAAGTGAAGAAAACCGTCAGAGAGATTGACAGAGTTGTGGCCGTTGCCTCAAAACTTATCACAAAGTTGAACAGAGCTGTTAATGAGCTTGACAAGGACGAGGAGCTCATCAAGAAGAAAGTAACGGTTAAAGCCGAAAAAAGCGAAGATGAGAAAACCGCCACAGCGGAAGAAGAATACAGCTACGATTATGCAAAGCGAAAAACACTTGTAAATACAAAGCGAGCAGCGGAGATTTCAAAGAGTCTGCTCAATGTTCGTGACATACTCGCAGATTATACGACGGAACAGGACGAAGAGAACGCTCTCGGCATTATTGAAATCCCGATGCAGGAAGTAATGCAACCTCCCGAAGATGACGAGCAGGACGGTGAAAGCGTTGAGTAAAAAAGTCATATGGACTCCTCAGCCAAAGCAGAGAATTGCGTTGAGCCGTGGCGAAGATGAGATGTTATACGGCGGTGCTGCCGGCGGAGGTAAGACCGATTATCTTGTAGTTGAGGCGGCTCGACAGGTGAATATACCTGAATACAGAGGGCTGATACTCCGTAGGGCTGTGCCTGATCTGGCACGAATTATTGACCAAACACGGGCGATTTATCCGTCAATTGACAGAGGGGCAAGATACAACGCAACAACGAGAGTGTGGACCTTTTCAAGCGATGCACAAATTAAGCTCGGCTCTTTATTCCGCACGAATGAAAAATATAAATACCAAGGTCAGCAATACGATTTCATCGGCTTTGACGAATTAACGCAGTTTACATTTGATGAATACAGCTACCTTAAATCCCGAAATCGTGGTAACTGCAAGGCGACGAAGGTGTATATGCGGTCAACTGCCAACCCCGGCGGAGTAGGCCACGGCTGGGTGAAACAGTATTTTGTGACTGCCGGAACTCCGGGCGAAACTATATGGCTCAGTGACAAAGTAATTATGCCTGACGGCAGTACCAAAAACTATTGGAGTAGCAAAGTCTTTATTACAGCAAGCGTGTTTGACAACAATGCCTTAATGAACAATGACCCCGATTATGTAAAGCGACTTGCACAGTTGCCCGAAGCAGAGCGTAATGCCTTGCTTTACGGCTCGTGGGATAGTTTTGAGGGACAGGTTTTTACTGAGTGGATAGATAACCGAGAGCATTACAAGGACAGACGGTGGACTCATGTTATTGAGCCGTTCAAAATTCCGCAAAGCTGGCGAATTATCAGATCATACGACTGGGGATATACAAGACCGTTTTCAGTCGGTTGGACTGCCGTTGACCAAGACGGCAGATTTTACCGAATCAGAGAATTATACGGCTGCAAGAAGAATCAGCCGAATACAGGTGTACGCTGGCCAATCGAAAAAGTGGCACAGGAAATCCTTGCAATTGAAAATAATGACCCTCAGATTAAGGGCCGTCAAATATACGGAGTTGCCGACCCTGCAATTTTTGCAGAGCAGGGCAGCGGAAAAAGTCAAGCCGCAACGCATGCACAGTTGGGTGTGTTTTGGAACAAGGGCGACAATGCGAGAATTGCCGGAAAAATGCAGTTTCATTCACGGCTCGCGTTTGATGAGGAAGGCTATCCGATGTTTCAGTGTTTTAACACCTGCACTAACTTCATCAGAACAATTCCGAACCTCGTATATTCACAGATTGACATCGAAGATATTGACACCGAGGGCGAAGATCATATTTATGACGAACAGCGATACGGCTTTATGACCTCGATTATTACACCAAAAGAAGTTGTACTGAGAAATGCAAGGGCATTTGACCCATTGAATATAAGTCAGACACAATATTACAGATAGGAGATTACCAAATGAGCGAAGTAAAACGAGATGAAAATGGTATGATTATGCCGGTTAAAAGCACATATCCAGCTCTGACTTCTGACAAATCAAAGCTGAGCAATGTTTATGGTGCAGGCAATAAGACTGATGAAGAGCCGAAATCAGCCGAACAGGCAGAAAAAGAGAACGAGAGCAGCGGCAAGCCTATCGGACTTGACGAAATACACGAGGCCATGCAGACCTTCCGCAAATATCAGAACAGCAAAAAGCAGTATGATGAAAGATTTAAGCAGGCATTTAAAGAATATAATCTGCTCTATACAGAGGCGACTGCACCGCAGATTAAAACTGACGATAACGGCAGGCCTCGAAAGGTGCTTGTACCGAAACGCAAAGGAGCTCAGGCACTCAATGTCATAATGAACAAGCATGCTGACGCTATGGATAACTACCCCGAAATCATTTGTCTGCCGAGAGCACAGGACGATGAACAGGCTGCAAAGACACTCAACAGCGTAATACCGTGCATACACAAACGCAACGGATTTATAAGGACCTACTCTGATGAACAGCTTGATAAGTTCGTAGGCGGTTGCGGTTGTTATGCCGTGTTATGGGACAAGACAGCGGAAAACGGACTTGGTGACATTGCTATCAGCCGAGTTGACATTTTGAATCTCTTTTGGGAACCGCACATTGAAAACATACAGGACAGTGCGAATGTATTCTTTGCCCGATATTATGACGAGGAAGGAATCAGAAAGGTATATCCCGAGCTTGAAAGCGTTTCGACTGCATCTCTCGGACTTGTGGAACACGAAACCTACGACAACAGTAATAAATCCAATGATAAAGTCATCTTACTTGACTGGTACTACAAAAAGAACGGCGAACTGCACCTCTGTAAATTCGTCGGTGAACACATTCTCTACTCTTCGGAAAACGAGGGCAAGCCGATTTACAACCACGGAAAATATCCGTTTGTGCTTGAACCGATGTTCAGACTGCGGGATACTCCCGTGGGCTTCGGATTTATGGATGTAGTCAGAGCACCGCAAAATCAGCTTGATGAACTTAAACACGATATGCTTGTGAATATCAAAGTCAATTCACAGCCGAGAATTTACTCAAATACAGCTGTCGGAGTGAACAATGATGATATGACCGACCTTGACAAAACGGTAATTGAGGTCAACGGACAGTTGCAGGGTAACATTGCTCCCGTCGAATCAAAGGAGCTTGCCTCAGGAGCATGGAGCTTGTACGACAGATTGTCGAATGAAATCAAAGAAACCTCTGCTACGAATGACGCAAGCAACGGAGCAAGTGCGGCAGGTGTTACAAGCGGTTTGGCAATTGCGGCATTGCAGGAAGCAGGCGGAAAGGTAAGCCGTGACTCAAACAAGCTGGCACAGGAAGCAATGACGGAACTTGCACAGCTTGAAATTGAACTGATGAGGCAGTTCTATAACTTGCCGAGAATTTTCAGAATCACGGGCGAAAACAATCAGACAACCTACGAGGAGTTTGACAACACAGACCTCAGAAAACAGCCGTTGACATATACAGACACAGACGGTCAGACGGTAAATTATACAGATGAGGACGGCAACATACTTGAACGACTGCCGATTTTCGATATTGACGTGAAGGCGCAAAAGGCCAGCCCGTTTGCAACTGCCGCTCAAAATGAAATGATGATGAATCTGTTTCAAATGGGAGCTTTCAATCCGCAGGCGGCTGACGCTACGCTTGTAATGCTTGACGGCATGACATTTGAGGGCAAAGAAAAACTGATTGAGAAAATCAAGCAGAATCAGACCTTGGCACAGGCGGTACAGGAGCTTTCTAACAAGGTGCAGATGCTTGAGGCAATGAACGCAAGCAGAACAGCGGCAGATGTGCAGAATGCTATGCCGAGCGAAAACGCACAGAACGCACAGCAGACACCGCCACAGACAGAAAGCGAGGCAACAATGTGATTGAAGTAACATTGATTGACTGCGGAAATCTGATATATTTCGGAAGCAAAGGACACGGCTCACATGATGTGTGTGTTGCCGTGAGTGCTTTATGTTCTGCATTTTTGCAGTACGTGCGCGAGATGCAGGACGAAAACAATGTGACGATAGTCAATGAAACCTATGAAAACGGTCACACGGAATCGGAGTTTTATATTGTCAGCTCAGATGCCGAAGTCCGACACGGCATAAAAGCACTATGGACGGGATTTGAACTCTATGCCAAAAATTTCCCCGATGAAATAGATTTAAACTTTGATGACGGCAACCCGAAATAAAGTTTAAAATCAACAGAGTTTTAACTTTTTTTGAAAAATTAAGGTTGATATAATTAAAACATAAGGTCGCAGTAGTGGAACTGCATTAAGCCTGACACCTCGGAAAGACGAGAGACAGACACCTCGGAAAGACGAGAGACGGAGGTTCTTATGAACGACAAATTTATAAATCTTATCGTAAATCTGCATGACGGCGACTCAGCAGGCGCAGCTGACGGCGGAGACGAAAACGGTGAGAGCGGTGTTGCCACAAGCACCGACAACAACAACATAAGCCGTGAAACGAGAGAGAGAGCTGAGAGAATCGGCATAGGTGACGACCTTATCGACGATTATAACAAGGCTTTCGGCAACGGCAATCAGAATCAGAACAACACAGAAGGCGAAAACAACAGCACAGACACAGACGGCGAAGAAAACTTAGAAGAAGAGTTTGAAAAGCTGATTAAAGGTAAATTCAAAAATGTGTATCAGAACAGAGCGCAGTCTTTGGTGAAGGACAGACTGTCAACCAAAAACAAGCAGATTTCCGATATGCAGAAAAAAGAAAGCACCGGCAATCAGATTTTCGCTCTTATTGCAAACAAGTACAATGTACAGCCCGATGACCTTGACGGTCTCCTCAAAGCCGTATCAGAGGATAAGGACTTGTTTGCTGAAAAGGCTCTTGCCGCAGGAGTAACGACAGAAGAGGCACGCAACGATTTCTTCAATCAGCAGAAAACAAATGCACAGGAAGAAGAACTCGAAACCCTCCGCAGAGAAAAAGCCGCAAGAGAGCTTGACACACATTTGAGAACAATTGCAGCGGAAACGCAGAAGGAATTTCCAAACTTCAACCTTGAAGAGGAATTTCAGAATCCGTCATTCAGAACCGCTCTTGACTTTATTGCTCAGCAGAAAAATGAACAGAACGAAAAGACAGGTCGTAATGATGAAATTTACGATTTGACAACTGCTTATAAAATGGCGCATTTTGATGAATTGCAGAAAGACCTTGTCAAGCGTTCAAGCTCTGCCGCAATCAGTGCGGCGGCACAGTCAATTCAGAGTGGTGCAAGACGACCAACCGAAAATGCGGTCAAGAAAAGCGGTACAACCACGCAGAGAAAGAGCGTGGCCGATATGTCTGACGCTGAATTTGATGCTTTTTATGAAAAAGTAAAACGAGGCGAGGCACACCTCTAATGCCTTGCCGAAAGGAAGGTACGACAATGAAAAGCAAGATTATTAAGCTTATTATCAACATTCACGATAATACGGTTGACGCAGGCGGTGTAAACAAGTCAAACGGCTATGTTTACAATGCTTACGGCAACACAACATCAACCTCGGGAAATGATTGGACTCCCGAAAAGGCCACATTCTATCACAAAGTATTCCTCAAAAACTTGACAGCAAAATGCGTTCACGGTCAGTTTGGTGAGCATGACACAATTCCGAAACAGTCGGGCAACATCTACAACAAGAGAGGTATTTCACCGTACCCGACAGTAACAACACCGTTGCAGGAAGGCATTACTCCTGTCGGCAATAAGATGAGCTTCTACTATGTTGAGATTGCGGTGAACCAGTACGGCGCATATACACCTATCACAGACTGGGCAAGTTTTTGCAGCCGTGATAATGTGATGACAAAGGACAGTGAGGAGCTTGCTTCACAGGCAGGACGCTCAATTGAAGAGATTGACCGTGAGGCTCTTAATGCCGGAACAAGCGTAATCTATGCACCGGCTGTAGGCTCTGACGGTGCGGTTACAGAGGTTGCAAGTCGTGCGGCAATTACGGCGAACAGTAAGCTCACAATTGACACCATTTTCAAAGCGCTGAACTATCTCGAATGTCAGAACGCTGAGCCTATCGGTGAGAACTATGTCGCTGTTGTACACCCGAATGTTAAGTACGACATCATCAGTAACAAGGATTTCATCAGCGTAGTTAAGTATGCTCACGCAGACAAGATTTTCAAAGGGGAAATCGGTACAATCGGTAATGTTAAGTTTGTACAGTCGAACTTTGCGAAAGTGTTCAAGGGTGCGGGCGCAAGCAAGATTGATGTGTATTCAACGCTTGTGTTCGGTAAGGACGCATATGTTACCGTTGAGATTGAGGGCGAAGGCACTCAGACAATCGTTAAGGGCTTTGGCTCAGGCGGTACATCTGACCCACTCGACCAGAGAGCGACTCAGGGTTGGAAAACAACTCACGGCGTCGGCATTATCGGTCAGACCAGAATGGTGAGAATTGAAACAGCTTCTTCACTTAACACCGTAGCACAGACAGCTTCTCCGGCTGTAGCGTGATTGGGAGGTATAACCTATGGCAACAACAAAGAAAGCCGCAGAGACGGCAGAAAATACAGAAGTATCGGCAGCGGAAACTACTGCCGATACCGTAACAATTGAAAAATCTCAGCTTGATAAGCTTCTTGGAATGTATGACGAGTTGCAGGAAATCAAGAAGAGTATGCCGATCGACCGCAAGGCGGAAAAAATCAAGCAGGACAAGGAACTTGCAAAGCTGATTGAAAAGGCAAACAAGGAAAGTGAAGAACTTGTTGAGTACATCGCTCCAACAGGTTCTATGAAATCAAACAAGAATATTGAGGTCAATATCAACGGTGTGCAGTACACAGTGCCGAGAGGTGTTAAAACAAACATTCCACGCAAGGTTGCGGAGATTATTGACAACTCGATTAAGCAGGCTGAATTTGCACAAGGCGTGCAAAATAAGGCTGCCGAGATTGCCCAGCAGGCAATTGCCGAGGGCAGAATCTAATTCAATAACAAGGAATAAATTGTACTCCTTACACAAAATTCGCAGAAGGGCGGGGGCGGTAGCTTCCGCCTTTTTGCGTTTTTGCGTACACAGATATTAGAGAGGTGATTATATGACACTTGACAAGGTAATTGAAAGAGTGAGGAATCTTAAAAGCGGATATGATGTGTCCGATGAGAACATTATAAGTTATATTAATGAGGTAGAAATGGAAATCATCAGCAATGTGATAAGTAATCGCGAAGGTGACAATTGCATCGTTGGAACCTACGGAAACTATCTGATTGATACGGACCGTGACTTTGAACTGCTTGCCCCCGCTCCATATGACAGAATGTACGAGGTTTATTGTGCGGCACAGATTGACAGGGACTACGAAGAGGCCGAAAGATATTCCGTTGATATGAGCGTATATAATCAGCTGAGGCAGGATTTTGGTGTGTTCTGGTTCAGAACGCACCCGCAAAAGAAAAGATATAACTTTCACATTGGATAAGAGGTGACAATATGCTACCCGAATTAAGAATACCGAGGCGAGACACAACGAGTATCAGTGTGTTCAGAGGACTTAACCGAAGTCCGAACACAGGATTTTCAAGAGTTTCAAGCTCATCAAGCAGTATTTACACAGAGTTCAAAGATTTTAAAAATATGACTTCTGATAAATACCCACAGCTTGCACCGAGAGCAAACCGTTCCCGAATTACTTCCGATGACAAAATCAAAATCATCTCAAATCTTTTGTCGGCTAACTCAGGGCTTATTTATATTGACTCAGACAAAAATCTGCATATTGGGGCAGAGGTTACAAAGATTGATGAGATTGATGCGGCCAAACAGCACCATATTGTTTTATACGGTAATAAGGTTGTAGTATTCCCCGAGAAATTCTCGGTCAATATTAGCAACAAAAAGGTGACTAAGATTGACTGCCAAAACAAAGATTTGAGCACACGAGTAGAAACAAAGAGTAATTTGCAACTTGATGCCTTGACATATGATTACGCATATTTGTTATGTTCAATTACACGGTCACATTATGACGCAAGTGCGAACAAGAATTATCGACCGTTCGTAACTTTATATACCAACAACGATTTAACCGACACAAAATATCAGTTGACAAGTAATAAAGACATGGTTGATATATTCAGCTTAAATGATATTAAGATAGGTATGGTAATTGAAAGTTATAACAACTTTTATTCTGTTATCGGAATTGAAAAGAAGGACAGTACCTATAAAAAGAATAGGCTTTTGAAATTCAAAAAGTTGTCGCCAAAGTTCAATTATACGACAATAAGAGCCAAAAACATTGGATTGCATATTGAAGTTGGAGATTTTGTTAAAATCAGCGGATTAACTGACTCTCTTGTCAGCACAGATGCCGAAAGCTACGTTGATAAAACTTATATTGAAAACCTTAACGGGAAAACTTTCAAGGTTTATTACGTTTCAAAAAATGAGCTTGTAATCAAGTGCGAATTGGAATCAAGCGTGCCGTACACAGGTACAGTCACAGTCGAAAGAATCTCTCCCGATTTTGATGAGGGGAAAATTGTTGAAATGCAAAACCGTTTGTGGTGTTGCTCTTCGGAAAACAACGAAATATATTGTTGTAAACAAGGTGATGAGCGCAACTGGCAGGCATACAGTGACGGAATCAGTACAGACAGCTGGGCTATGACATGCGGTAAAGAAGGAAAGTTTACAGGGATTGCGACACGGGGCGACAGCATTATATTTTTCAAGGAGAATTACGCATTAAAAATCTATGGAACAAAGCCGAGCAATTTTACCCTTGCAGAATACAATGTTCCCGGTGTTGAGATTGGAAGCGAAAAAAGCCTTGTGAACATTAACTCAACCTTGTTTTATCTTGGGCATAACGGTGTGTATGCTTATCAGAGCGGTAGCTTGCCGGCACTCATCAGCGAAGAATCTTTGTGGGGACACAATTATAAGAACGCAGTCGGCGGTCGGCATGAAAATAAGTATTATATCTCCGCAGAAAGAGATGACGGAGAACATGAACTTCTTGTGTATGACACCGACAAAGGCTTGTGGCACAAGGAAGATGCCGCAAAGATGATTGACTGCACCACATACAACGGTGTTCTGTATTGGATTGATGAAACAAAAGAAAACATTATGTGTCCTGATAAAGCGGACAATCTTCTTGTTGACAATGCGAAATATGAGTATCAACAGGAAGATTGCTTTGAGTGGTCCGCAGAAACGGGTGACCTTTACGACGGCGAATTTAATGTGAAAAATATCGGAAAAATTCGAATCGGCATTAAAGCCGAAAAAGGAGCAAAGGTCAGCTTGTTTGTGCAGTATAAGGACAACGGCGAATGGCGAAAAGTATCGGAAATGCTGTACAGCGAGAAAAAGCCGAGAGTATTCGCCGTAGCTTTACGCAGAGCTGAATATCTGCGCCTTAAACTTGTAGGAACAGGACAGGTCGAAATATACGGAATTGACATTGAGCACAGTAGAGGAAGTGATAAGCGTGGCAACATTTAAACTTGACCCACCGCCCTCAACGAATGACATAGGTGAGATGCGGAACTATCTAAACGATATGTACGAACAGTTAGCTTTTGTTTTAAGCAACATTGACAGCGACAACATAACAGATGATTTTCTTTCTGCAATCGGACAGTCACAAAAAGGAAGTGAAAAATAATGGCTTATACATACAAGGTTTATGGAACAGGCGATGTTGACAATGCGGTTAATAACTACAACCGTGTTGCCTCATCAGCTCCGACATATGCTGACAGCTACGACACAAGACAGGCTCGTCAGCAGGCTGACAACTACGCTAATTCCTACACAGATAAAATCAATAAGGGATACACGAGCAAGTACAAGGGTACAATTGACGAGCTTGCCAATCAATACCAAAAAAATAAATTTGACTGGACACCCGAAAATTCTACGGAATATCAGCAAGCAAAAGAAAAATATACCCGTGAGGGCAAGGTTGCACAGGAGAATGTGCAGGGAAGTTATGCCGGCAACACAGGCGGTTACAGCAATACATATTCACAGGCTGCAGGACAAAAGGCATTCGGCGAGTATATGGACGAGCTTGCAAATAAGGTTCCAACACTTAAAAATGAAGCCTACAAGAGTTATCAGCAACAGCAGGAAGATACGCTGAACAGAATCGGCGTATTGCAGAACCTTGATAACACGCAGTATCAGAAATACAGGGACAGCGTAACGGATGATTACGACTTTATGAACTACTACGAGAATAAGTACGGCACAAGCAAAGGCCTTGATATGAGTAACTTTCAAAATGAACTGGCTCACTGGCAGACACAAATGTCAGCGGCACAGAGTAATCTCTCCGACATTAGAAGTCTTGCCGAGGCACAGTATGAACACAACACATTGAGTGCCGACACAAGGTCAAGCATTGACAGCCAGCGCAGACAGTCGGACGCTTATTACAATTATCTGAACAGTCAGGTAAAAATAAAGTGAGGTGAGAACATTGAGCGTGAACAGTGAAGAAAAAATTTATAATGACCTTATGAATGAAGTACCGAGTCAGACGGTGAGCGGTGACACTAAGCAGAGTGCCGCCGCTCTTACAGGTGCAGAATCAACAGCTACAGGACAGGCTGACAACTATAAAAGCACTTACAGCGGTAAGTTAGATGACGCTATAAGTAACTATCTGACAGGCAGGGGCTTTGAGTATGACCCAATGCAGGATAAAGCATATCAGCAGTACCGCAAGGAATTTGCACAGAATGCCGCTATGGCACGAGATACGAGCCGTAATACCGCTAATCAGCTTGCAGGCGGTTACAATCCTACCTATGCCGATACTGTCGCAAACGAGGTTTACAATGAGCGTATGGGCAATATAAGCGATGCAGAAAGTACATTTAGAGGACTTGCACAACAGGACTATCAAGCAAAACAGGAGAAAAACGCAAATGTGCTTAACCTCTATAACACGCTTGAGGGTACGGATTACAGCCGTAATCGTGACACGGTAGGAGACTACAAGAACTATCTTAATCTTCTTGCAAGCAGGTACTCAACCGACAGACAGGCAGACACTAACCTTGACAGCGCAAAAAATGATGTTTACTCCGCAAAACTTAACGGAGCACTTAATAATCTTTCGGGAGCAAGAGCAGCAGACAGTCAGCGTTATTTGTATGACACGGTCAGTGCAAATCAGCTTGCCCAGAACGCACAGGCAGAGCGTGAAAACAATCAGAAGATTGAGTACGAAAAGAATAAGGCAGCTTACACTGCTTATGTTAAAGCTCAGACAGCGGCAGAAAAGGCAACTAAAAAAGCACAGGACAAAGAAGATAAGCGTCGATTTAAAGCGGCATATGATAAGTTCGTTGATGCCTATGACCTCAAGAAGGCTAAGTATGACTACAAGGTCGGTCAGCTTGCACAGGGCTATTATAACGGCTACATCACGCTCGACGAAATGGATTATATTGCAGAAAAGCTCAATGTCAGCACAGCTGACCTGACAAGCACGCTTGACAGGATGAGCAAAAACGGCGGAACGCTTAATGATGACCACTACGGCGGTCCGAACTCAATGAGTATCGGTAAAAACACTGATTATTTTCAAACGTCAACTTCAAGAGTTACTACGGACGAAAAAGGAAAAACAAAATATTTATCGGAAAAAGAGTGGAACGAACTACCGATAAATAAGAAGAAAAAGTGAGGACTGTATATATGGCACAGCAAAGAAAAAGAACAGCAGGCGACGATTTAAGAGATTTTAAAGCCGGAAAGATCAGCGGAAACTTTTATCACAACGGTATTGATCGTTCTGATAATTATATTCAGCATACCTCTGCTCCTTACAGAATGATAAATGATAAAGGTAAAGTACAGATTGCATCTTACAACGAATGGATTCAGCAGGAAGTATTTCAGCATCAACACGAATTACCAAACGGCACAAGTAGTACTGCTGTTAAAACTGGTAATAAAAATTCATCAAAAAATAGCGAACCATTTCTCGGTTTGCCGAAAACAAATATTGATACAATAAAAGACTCCGGCATAAAAAATAAAAACGGTCAAAACAACTCTTTTGATTTTCAGAAAGCTCAATCAGACTTTGAAGCAACCATCAAAAATCCAAATAAGCCTTTAGAAGATAAAGTCAAAGCTCTTTCTGACGATTACAATACCGCCATTAAAAATAACGACATCAAAACAGCGAAAGCCATAGAAAAGGAATATAATGCAATCGCAGAAAAAGTCAACAATCAAGCAAAAATAAATCAGCAGAACGCTGAAACCGCAGAAGCTGAAAACGCAAAACTTGCAGAACAGGCAGAGAAAGAACAAAAGTTTTCAGATAAATACAAAAACTCTACGCTTGAACAGAGGAAAAATGCACGCATACACGCAACAACAGAAGAGCTTGACTGGCTGAACAAGCATATGTATGATAATTCATCAAGTAAGGAGCTGGAAGATTATAATAATCAGCTTAATAAAGAAGCTAACAGCTTGTGGAATCAGAGAGATGAAGAACAGGCATATAACCGGCTTAAAGCAATTGAAGATGAACAGGGAAAATTAAAAACTGCAATCGACAACGCAAAACTCTCTGAACAGAAGAAAAAAGAGTACGACGATATTGTTAATAACGACATCAAGGCAAAAACTGTTTTGCAGAAATATTATGCTTTGCAGGAGTATTTAAAAACAGATACCTCAGACGCTGACGAAGCTACTAATACTGATAACAGCTACATCAAGAAACTGTCTGAGAGCGAAAGAAATAAAATCAAAGCAGATTTCTTAAAACTTAAAGATAAAGGCTATAATACCGAATCTTTGTATAAATGGTATGCGAGAGAACAGGACGAAAAAAAGGCAGAGGATAACCTTGACCGTATAAAAATGTATGCAAAAAAACATCCCGTTATTGCTTCCGCAAACAGCATAGGTCAGAAATTTGTCGGAGGCGTACCCGATGCAATACAATACATTTCGGCTAACATTGATAAAAAATATAACGGCGGTGACGGATATATAAATCCTGACACTACCGAGACAGCAAAAAGTGAAGCAATAAGGCAATCAGTTTCCGAAAAAATTGACAATGATTTCGGCTCTTTGCTCTATACCGCAGGTATGGGAATTGCTGATTCAACTATCAATATGGTTATGGATAAGTTTATTCCCGGTGGTTCGGCAATGGGTTTAACTTTGCTTGGTACTTCTGCGGGTGTAAGCGGTGCGAATGAAGTTATTGAAAACGGCGGTTCAATTGAAAATGCAGTGACAACAGGAGTAGCCAACGGCATTGCTGAAGCTTTGTTTGAGAAAATATCGCTTGAACAGCTCTCGGCGTTTAGAGCCAGCGGGAAAAGCACATTTCGAGCTGCTGTCGGCAATGTGCTTAAAGGTGCATTTACTGAAGGCTCGGAAGAGGCCTTTACCGACCTTGCAAATAGATTGACGGATGACGCAATAAACAAGGACCTATCTTCATACAACCTTGCAAAGAAAAATTATATGGAACAGGGAATGAGTGATGCTGAGGCGGAGAATGCCGCAAGCTGGGACTTTTGGAAAAATGTCGGACTTGATTTTGCCGGCGGTGCAGTCAGCGGTGGTGTGCTTAACCTTGCTACCGCAGGTGTCAATCTTGCAGGTGCAAAAATTGATATGGCTCAAAATAAAGAGAGCAACGCACAAATCGGTAAAGCTGTTATGGCCGATGAAAACTTTGACCTTGATTTGCTCATTAGGCAAGGTCTGGCAACCGAGAAAAACGATAAGGCATACAACTATGCTAAACATATGCAAAAACTTGTTGAAAACGATAACGAGGGAAAAATCAGTGCCGGAGATGTCGGTAACCTTATGTATCTTATCAACAGAGAGGTTGGTAGAAATCCCGAACTTGTAAACAAAATTGCTCAGGTTAAAAAGCAGGACACACAAGAGCAGAGTAATCAGGCCGTTAATGCTCAGAACGAACAGAACCATACACAGCAGAACACGGCTCAGAACGGACAGCAGAACGCAGAACAGGCAAGCACTGTAAAAAAAGCCGATACAGAGAATATCGCCAAAATGTACGGTGTATATGCTTTTGGCAAGAAGCACCCAAACGGCATTATCGCAACAGATACTTCAACAGGTAAGGTTGTAAAGGTGGCACTAAAGAGCCTCGAAAGCTCGGCTAAAATCAATCGCAATGACGACGAAAATACACTTGTGTTCAATACCAATGACGGCAAGCAGGTTAATGCGGACAGCATAACATTCTCTGACAGTCAGCTTGATACGATTGTTCACAGCGCAAACGAGTTTGATACATACGGTGCAAGGAACTATATTTCAAACTTTGAAGAATGGAGAGAAAGTCCGCAGGCTCAGAAAATGAGCGATGACGAAATGCTCTATAAATATAACAGAGCATATTCAGCCGCATACAGCTTTGGTCGAGAGGGTGTTAAACTTGATTCACTCAGAGAAACTTCTGAATATAAAATCCTTACAAACATTCTCGGTGAACAGATTGTAAGTCAGGCATTGAGCACCGGCAGAAGAGATGTTGACATTAACACTCAACACCATGCCAACAGACTGACCGAGTTAATCAACCGCAACGGCAGAGCCGACACAAGCGGTGTTACCGTGTATGCCGACAGCGACACAGAAGTTTCACACATTTCGCAGGAGCTTATTAATACACTCGGCAACCTTGCGACAAAGACGGGCAGAAACATTATTATCTCGGACCGCCTTGCTGACGGAGTGAACGGTGTTGCAAGAGACGGCAACATTATCCTTAGCTCAGAAATTTCAAGTCAAAAAATTCTTGCCACAGCTTTACACGAAGCCGGACATATGATTAAGAAAACTAACCCAACCGAATGGCGAACGTTGAGTGACTTTGTGTCAGACTATCTTGTACGCAAGGGTGTTGACCTTAACAAGATGATTGACCGCACAATTGAGAGATACGGCAACCGACTGCAGGCCGATGAACACGAAAACACAAGAGATGCCGCTCTGGAAGAAATAGTATGCGACACACTTATGAGCATTGCCTCAGATGAAAAGGCTCTCAATATTGCCCTCAGCACCAAGCAGAATAAATCAAAAATTGCAGCGGCAATTAAATCTTTGATTGAAAAAGTAAAGAATTGGCTCATCGACAAAAGCACAAACTACGGAGCTAAAGCATTTGCAAAAGACCTTGAAGCACTTGAAAACCTCGCTCAAAGATTTTCTGAGGCGGCAGACACCGCAAGAGAAAATATCACCGAGCAAGCAGAGGTTCAGAACGGTGAGAGGTTGGATGTTGAGAAATATTCAATAGGAAGTACCGACAACATAGTACAAGCGGAATTTGAAAAGAAAGTTGATGAAATTGAAAAAAACACCTACAACAGTGATAATGTTGTAATTATGGGTATTACACCTAAAATCCTTCAAAAAATCGGATTAGCACCATTACCTCTTGCTATGACTAAAAATCATATTTATTCTGTCGCAGTATCAGATACAAGAGCAAAAAGTGAGGGGAGATATCATAAAAATACCAATTATCACAATTTAGGGTTTGATACTGTAAAAGATATTTACAATAAAATTTCTGATCCGCTTATGGTAATAGCTCACCCTGATTTTGCGGTAAAGAAAAATAAGAGCAAAGACAGCACCCATAAAGTAGTTGTTTTAGTTGATTTATCAGTTGGCGGAAAACAGGTAATTGCACCGATAACTGTTGATTATGAGGGAATGTACAATAACACACACATAGATGTTAATCTTGTTGCAACATATTTTGATAAGGATAATATCAACGATTATATAAAAGAAGCCATTGCTTTGGAAACAATGGGCAAAACAGGATTCTTTTATTTAGACAAAAAAAGAACCCAGAATATTTTTAAGAAGTCAGGGTACCAATTACCCAGCCGACTTAAAAATTCGGGTTCCAATATTATTATACGTCCTATTGATGATATTGTCAATAAAAAAATCAATAATATTACTCAAAGCAAACAATTTATCAGATGGTTCGGTGATTGGCAGAATAGCCCTGCAAAAGCGAGTAAAGTGGTAGACAACAACGGTGAACCGCTTGTTTTGTACCACCAAACAGAAAAAGAGTTTACAACCTTTGATACAAAACAAAAAGGCTCGGGAGAATTTGACAGTGAAATGCCTACGGGTATATTTATGAAACCGACAAACAACGATATCGGAGTTGGCGGAAATATTCAAATGCCGTTGTATGCCTCTATTAAAAATCCCCTCATTGTCAACAACAGAAGCGAACTTGTTAAATTTTACGATAAGAATGTACAGGGATATACGAAAGCTAAAAGTGCGATAGACAGCGTTAATAAGGAATACAAGGCTAAATTCAACGAGGAGATGAAAAGAGAAAACGAGGAATATCAAAAGCTGTGGAATGCGAAAAAGAACGGTGAAATATCTGAAGAAGAGTACCAAAAATCCATATCAAGAGATGCACTTGATGAAATTATGGAAGAATGGGAAAATAAGGTTAATGAAGCAAGCCATAACGCTAAAGCCTTGATAGATGATTATTTCAAAAACAGCAATTATGACGGTGTTATCGTTAATAATGATGTCGGCAGTTTTGGAAGAAGCACAAAAACATTCATAGCATTTGAAAATACTCAGGTTAAATCTGCAACAGACAATATCGGAACATTTGACGGCAATAACCCTGATATTCGTTACAGTCTTGATGAAGATTATGATTTTACAGATGAAGATGAAAAAGCCGGTGCAATACACGATACGCTGAATTTTTCAATTGACGATGAATACGATGATTGGCTTGTGAATGACGACGGCAAAAGTGTTTTTGACGCTGTAAAGGACGAAAAGAACCCCGACAGGCGGATCAGCATTTTATATCATTATGCCGGCAAAACCGCCGAACACGGAATGCGCGTGGGCAAGGATATACGAATCGGTCAATCAGGAATGCACCGTCTTGTGTGTAATGTTTTGCAGGAATACGGAGTAAATCTTAACGGTAAGAACAAATCAAGAATTGAAGCGTTTAAGTCAGTTGTAAATGACTTTGAAAATTCCGTCAAAAATGATACGCAGAGTTTTAACGATGCAATTGAGAGCCTTGCGGAAGAATGCAAAGAATATCTGAAAAAATCTTCCTTGATTGACAAAAAGCATTCCGAGTGGGCAAAGGATTTAAGCGACAGTCTGAAAGAGGTTACCCTTGTTATTCCGAAAGGTGACATTGATTTTATTAAAAGCGCCTACGGCAGTATTACAAACTTCCGTAAAGCACTTATGGGTAAAATCAACATCAGAACAGCAAAGGGATATGCTCTCATCGAAAGTGTAAACGAGGGCAGTATTGAAGATGTCGGAAATTCAATTTCAGAGATTATCGGAGATATTGCAGGAATTGATGAAACCTTTAACTGGAGAAGTGAAGAGGGATACAAAACACTTGAAAGGTTTATTAACTATGACCTTGCAGAACATTTTGTTTCAATTGACGGAAAGAGTGTACAGTCAATTGACGAAACGGCAATTGAAATGGCTTTTGATGTTGCTACGGAATATTTGAAACAACAGGCAAAAGAAGTTGTTTCTGACAATAATACCAATAAAGAATTATTGCACAGTATTACCGAAATATATAATCAGGCTAACGAGGAACACGAACTGCTCTTAAAGGAAAAGAATGCAAGATATGCAGAACAGATTTCAGAGCAGAAGAAAAATGCCGAAAAGCAGATTAAATCTTTGGTAAGAAAGAACAATAAGAAAACCGAGCAGTATATCAAAAATGATATTAAGCTGAGGAATAAAATCAAAAGCGATGCAAAGGAATACAGAATTACTCTTCGTGCAACAAAAAAGACGGTTGCAGAAGAATACCGTGCTGAGCGTGATAAAACGAAGTATCGTCAGAAAATCAGTACAACGCTTGAAAGGCTTATTAACAGACACTTAAAGCCTAAGCCGAGCAATAATGTTCCTATTTCGGTTGTGAAACCTTTGTACAGACTTCTCTCCGAATTGACAGGCAATTATTCGGGATTTTCCAAAGGTGTAAACGACATTACGGAAAAGACTGGATATAACAAAACCGACAATCAAGAAGGTGAAAGAGTAAACAAAGTAACATTGTCAGCAGAAACCGAGAAACTTATTTCGGCTTTAAGCAGCGAAATTGCAAATACTGACGGAAAAATTACTTTACCGCCGGCAATGAGAAACGCTTTGCTGGGATATAATGTGTTTGATAACAAAGGCAATATCAAACAGCATTTTACAGGGCTTCTTGAAGATGTAAGAAATATTTTTGAGAAAGCCGAGAAAAACGGAAAAACCTCGTTAAAGGACTTTTCGCTTAGTGAGCTGAAAAGAATAAGCACAGCTTTCAGCGAAGTAAAGAAACTGCTTGACGCTGCAAATAAGATTGTCATTAACGGCAAGGAGTATGACGCTTATCTTGTATCACGAAAAGGTGCTGAGGAACTCAAAAAAGTTACAGGCACACACAAGAAAGGTTCTAATACACAGGCAAGCACCGCCAAGAGGACGCTTTTGGCATACCGCAAATATATGTCAGATCCGATACGCTTTGCACGAATGATTTCGGGTTATCACAATGACAGCGTGATTGTTCAGCTGATGGAAATGCTGAATCAGGGACAGTCGGACGCAGAACAATTAAGCATTGACTGGACGAATAAGTATGAAGAACAAATGTCCCGTTTCTCATATAAAGCCAAAAAGGATTATGTCAGAGAGCAGGCAATGGAATTTGACGGCATAGACCCTAACACCAAAGAGGCACTTGTTGACAAGAAAACAGGCGAACAGGTTAAAGTTGGACTTACTGCCGATATGCTTGTTGAAATGCTCCTTGAATATGAGGATGAATACGGCAGGGCACATATGATGTACAGCGGTTATCAAGTGCCGAATATCAAGTACATAAAACGGAAAAACCAACAGCTTATGTATTCAAAGGACAGCGGTTGTTATATTCTTCCCACAGAGTCGGATATTTCACGAATCAGGGATTATGTCATGAACAATGAGATTGCAAAAACTGTTTATGAAATTTGCCGTGAGATGTACAATGAAGATATGCAGAATGCCGTCAACAAGGTGTCAAACGAAAAATACGGATATGAAATTGCAAAGGTAAAAAACTATTGTCCTATCACGATTGACGAAGATACGGTTTACGGAACATTTGCCGATGTGCTGATTAACAGAAGTATCAACAGCCGAGCATTCCTTCATGAAAGAGAAAATTTCAAGTACAACAGGCTGAAACTTAAAGGTGCAACGGCAAAGCTTACCTCTCAGATTAAAAGCGTGTCAAGCTGGTGCGGTCTTACGATGCCGATTGAAACATTTAACCGTGTGTTCAATATGCCACGCTACGACCACAAAAATGACAGCCTTGTTAAAGCTGTTCAGGAAGAAAACCTTAATTCTGCCGAAAATATCAGACAAAAAAATAACACCCATGCGGATGAAGAAGAAAAATCCAAGCTGAGCATTGACGAACACTTTACCGATAAGTACGATGAATGGGATAAAAAGGGCGGACGATTTTCGTTCAGAGTAGGAACAACATCAGAGGTTCTTCAAAGATTGGGTGTTGACGATAAAAATATTTGGTGGGATACTTCCAAAATACTTAAAATCAAAAACAAACACCCTGAAATGACAGATGATATTCTTAAACAAGTGCCTAATGTTTTGGAATCGCCTATTATTGTTATGGAGTCATATACAGTTAAAGGTAGATTAGTATTATTTGGTGATGTTTACGATGCAAAAAATAATCCCGTGTTGGTAGCTTTAGAGTTAAATCCTATAGGAGAGGGTGGAAAAAGCCTTGATATTATAAAAATAGCAAGTGCCTACGGCAAAGACAGTAATTTGCAACATATGATTGATAAAAGTAATATATTGTATGTTGAACCAAATGAAAAGAGAACCCATACTTGGCTAACGGGTAATGGGCTCCAATTGCCTCTGCCTAGTTCCAAGTATGGATTCTCTGACAATATTAAATCACAGAATCAAGGTGATGTCAAGTACAGCGTTGAAAAAGAGGCGCACTCAACGCTCAGCATTGACGAGGTTCTTGATTTCATTGAAAGGGAAGAAAAGCAAAAGAAAAAGAAGGAAAGCACATCGACAACGGAATATTTCCCGAGTATGAAGGAAATAATGAAACAGCAATGGGGCAACGAAAGCGAAGAATACATAAGTAAACTCATGGGCGATTTGCAGGGCTCGACAAAACAGGCTGATCCGGGCAGAATTGATATGCTGACAGGAAAATATATAAGAGCGGTACTGACAGCAAATATCTCTTCGGCTATCAAACAGTTATCTTCTTATCCATTGGCAGCGGCAAGGGTAGGCTGGAAAGCAACCCTTGCAGGACTTAAACACATTCGTCCGGGAAAGCATACTCCGTTTTTAAACAGAGCGTTACCCGACAGCTACAAGCAAAGTATTCCGTATGATGAAATTGCTAAATATACTCCTATACTTGAATACAGAAAACAGGGCAACAACAGCCGTGAAATGGCAGAAATCAGCAGATACAAAGGCTTGATTGACAGTTCGGGTTGGGTAGGACATACTCTTGACCGTTTAAACTGGATCGAAAAAAATGATGTGCTTATGGTAGAAATGAACTACTGGATTGCCTATGAGCATGTAAAGGGCAATATGGGAATATCTCCCGACAGTAAGGAATTTATGCCGAATGTTGCAAAAACGCTTGAGGACATTATTAACAATATGATGCCTAACAGTTCGGTAATGCAACAAGGACAGATTTTGAGAAGTAAAAATCCCGTGAACAGAATATTTACAATTTGCAAAAGTCAGGTTTTCTGTATGGTAAATGCCGCAATGGACGCAAGCGGTGAATACAACGCAAGGCTTAAAGATTACAAACAGGCTGTAAGTGAATTTGAAAAGAAGCAGGCGAGAACGGAAGTTAAGATTGCAAAGAAACAGCTTGCAAGGACCTACTCCGCAATTATTGTCAGTACAGCTATGACCTGCGGAATTTTGATGCCGTTGATAGCCGCATTGTTCGGCAAGTGGGACAGATACCGTGACGAGGACGGCAATATTACTCCGTGGTCTGTCGGTTCAAGGCTGTTGAAGGATTTCGGTTCTGAATTAACGGGCATGTTCCTTTTCGGTGACACGGTGTACAATACCGTATTAGCACTCATTGATAAAAACGAAGAATTTTACGGATTATCTCTTCCGGGTGTTGACACGATTAATGACTTTATAACGGGAATCATAAACATTGCCCGTTCCGATACACCCGAAAAGCTGAGAAAAAATATTTCTTCACTTGTGGGAACACTCGGAATGCTGACAGGACTTCCAACAAAGAATTTGATGAACTTGTTTCAGGGAGCATGCAATCACATTGAAAACTTCACAAAATACGGCGGTACACCGACTGTTAATGACTACGGTGAAGTGTCTATGCAGATGTATGCTAATTACTGCTATGAGGCTCTTATTGACGGCGACAAAAAGAAATTTGCAAAACTTTATTCAGAATGGCTGAAAGGAAAGACTTCCACAGGCAAGCAGGTTGATAAAAGCTATATTAACAGCAAACTGAAAACAGAGCTTGAAGATGATACGGAAATCATTGCCGCAGGAAATGCGTTCTTTAACGGCGATTTGACGGCATATGAAAATACGGTTGAAAAGTATTCTGACTTAGGCTTTGACAAAACAACCGTTGTAAAAGCCATTAATTCGATTGTCAGTGACCTTGAAGATGAACAAAAAAATGCAGAAGGACTTGATAAGTACGACAATGAAGAAGAGAGTGACAGCAAACCCGAATTGTACAAGTATTCGGATGCATTTGACTTTTTGAAGAACGGCGATACTGAAAGCTATGAAAAGGTTGAAAAATACCTTATGGAGCATAAAGGTAAGACAAAGAATCAAATGAAAAAGCTGATGCAGAGTGCAAGCCGAACTGATCCTATATTTAAAAAGTATATTGAGGCAAGCAAAAGCAATGATGCAGATACAACGCACACATTGTACAGACAGTTACTGAATATCTACGGCTCTGAAAGCAAGTTTAAATCAGCTCTCAGAAAATGTCAGGATAAAATCAAAAAGCAAAAAAGTAAATAAACAAATTGAGGGCAGCGGAAACGCTGTCCTTTTTTGTGGGTTTTAACTTTTTTGAGTTCGCAGAAAACTATATAATGTAATTAACGATAGGGGGCGGCATTATGAATACGCTGAAATTTGAAGTATATAAAAATACCCTGAAACGCAGAGACGGATTTAATCCGGTTCTCGGTGAAAAGAAATACACTAAAATCAAATGCTACTTTATGGAATCCGACTGGGACAACTGCGCTCTTGTTACGGCAAATTTTATGAGCGAAAAAGATAATATCGTTAAAAGTACAGTGAGCCTTACAACTGATGACAAAACCGCAGTGTTTGACATACCGTCAGAGCTTGAGGGGGATAAAGTCTATTTCAGCCTGACCGGAAGTTATGCAGAGGACGGTGGCAATACAGTAACACTCAATACCAACCTTGTCGGAATTAACAGGCAGAAAGGTATGTTGCCGAGTGCTTCAACTGGCATAAGCCTTTTCGAGAAAATTATAGTGGCTGTAAACAGTATGGCATCAAGACTGAAAGATACGCTGAATCAATTCATGAACACATATCCGAATGTTGATGCAAGTAATTTGACTTGGCTCAACGTCAGATCGTTAGGAGTAGATAACACAGGCGCTGACACTACTCTTGGTATGCTTGTATTTTATCCGCTTGACAACAGAACTTTATATTTTCCGAAGGGAACATATAAATGCAACGGGTTAGCCCTCGAAAATGTTGAAAATCTGACAATTATATGTGATAATGCTGAATTTATTTATTGCAATAAAGCTACTGACAACACAGACTCAGCAGGCACAAGTGTACAAAGTACATTTTTCAAATTTACCGGTTGTAAGAATCTGACCGTTATTGACGGTAACTTTGACGGCAAAAATAAAGTGTCACAGATTATTACTTTGATTAATTGCCCAAATGCAAACATAGACAATGTTAATATATCTAATGCAGGCAATGCTTTATCGGCAACAGCGGCAGGTATTAATTTTTTGAGAAACTGCTCACACTTTAATGTCAGAAATGCCAAAATATCAGGCATTAAAGCCGGAACTGTCGGCCCAGACGGATACATTCATTCATTTGGCATTGGCGTGACAAGCGCAGGAAACGGGTACAGTCAACACGGTAACATTGTTAATGTGCGAATTAATGATATTGACGGATATAATTCCGGAGATGTTAAGCCGGACGGTGACGGTATCTACTTGATCGAAAGGCCGACCGATGATTTCAGCGGTGACGGCTATATTAATATTTCAAGGTGTGAAATTAAGGGATGTGCCAAAAGAGGAATTAAGGTTTCAACAAGGCATGTCAATATCTCAGACTGCTATATTGATGTTGACAGCTGGGGCTCGGCAATTGAGGCGCAGTACGGTAAGTTGACATTGAGGGATTCAATTATCAAGAACAGATATGCAAGCTGTCTGACTCTCGACTGGGACAACGGCACTAACTACATTGACAATTGTAAACTCTACGGTGCAGGAAAAGACGAAAGCTCAAAGTACGGCAATTACAAGGGCAATGGTATTGTGCTTAATCAGAGGTTGTCGTCAAGAGACGAACCGTACAGTGATGAGCCGTGCAATATCAGCATTAACAACTGCTTCGTTGACGGTGTATTCTCTCCGATTATTTCGGGATATGACAATAACATCAAGTACAAGTACGGAAACATTGTTGTTGATAACCTTAAAATTGGTCACTACAGAGATGCATCGGCAATCAAGCTCAATTCTACTATGATGACAGATGTCAATCGGCTTGTACTTTCGGATATTATGTATCAGTACGGAACAACAGAAGCAGAAGTGCTGAACGCAAACAATGAGTATTATGCTCTTAGTAATACGGCAGGAACTACAATTAATCTCGGCACACTGTCATCATATGTTAATCCTAAGCGATTGGTATATGACACAAATCTTACCGATGATTACAATGAAATCTTTAAGTTTTATAACCTTAACAATGCAGACTTTGGCGGTGAGACAGCAAAGGTGACAGATGTGCTTGAAGATTCACCGAACAGTGCAGATATTGCCGACGGAACCTATACAAGTGTAACCAATACTAATTTAAGTGTGTCAGTCGCTGACGGTACAATGAATGTAGCTTGTTCAACGGCATACGCTTCTGCATCATATGTCTATATTCCAATTTCAAGCATTACTCTTGACGGAAATGTATTTGACTTTGTTGTTTCTGATATAAGCAAGACAACAGCAGATGTTACTTTAACGCTTGCCAATGCCAAGAAGGCTACAATTGCCGGATTAACTGAATTTGCGCTAAACAAAACAGTAAAATCAACCATTGTAGGTAATGTCAGCGGTACGGCATCGTTTGTCCGCATTAAGCTCAATGCAAACAAAACGGCAAGCCTCTCGTGCAAGGTCAACTTTAAAAATCGCCAAAAGGTTTTAAAAGGACAGGTGGAAGCAAGATTGAAAATTCTTGAAGAGAAAATAAAAACATTGGAAGGTGCAAACGCGTGATAGATTGGATTATACAATATTGGCTACAAGCTCTATTCGGTATAATACTTGCAGCAATTGTTGCGATAGTAAAAACGCAGTGGAGCAAAATTAAGGCTATTGGCAAAGGCACACAGTCATTGCTTAGGGCGGAGCTTATCCGGTCGGGCGAAAAATATATCGAAAGAGGTTGGATTGAGGTCTATGCAAAGGATGCATATGACAAATGCTATCAGTCATATCATCACCTCGGGCAGAACGGCACAATGGACGATATGCATGAGAAGGTCATGGACTTACCGACTAACCCTATTATAAGAAAGGATGAAAATAATGAATAAGCAGAAAATTAAGAAATGGGCGGTTGCGGCACTCATCAGAGCCGCAAAGACAATGGCACAGACTGCAGCGGCAACACTCTCAGTTGCGGTAGTAATGAGCGATGTAAACTGGGTAATGGTTGCAAGTTCAACACTTCTTGCTGGCATTCTCTCAATGCTGACAAGTGTCGGTGGCTTGCCGGAGCTTAAAGAAAGCGAGGAATAACAATGCAAAATACCATTACAAAACGACAGATTGACGAATTACTTGAAAAATCAGAAATTAAGGTCGAAACAGTTTACAGTAAAGTAACCGTTGTAAGTTGCAAACTGCCAAACGGATTTGTCTTAACTGAATCAAGCGGAGCAGTTGACCCAGCAAACTATGATGAAAAAATCGGTACAGAAATCTGTATGGCAAGAATCGAAAACAAATTGTGGGAACTTGAAGGATATGTCCTTGCAAAACAGCTTTACGAAAGAGAGAAACAGTAATGAAAACTTATATCGGAGTTAAAAAAATTGAAGCCGAGCCGATGACAAGAGGCGATTATAATACATACAGAGGCTGGCAGATACATACGGACGAAAATCCGGATGATGAAGGTTATCATGTTAAGCACGCTGACGGTCACGAGTCGTGGTCGCCCAAAGAAGATTTTGAAAACACATTTTTTGAAAAGGGAAAGAACCTTCTGAACGATACGGCGTTACTTATGAGTAGTGAGGATTACAAGGAAAGATTTATAGCTGAATATCAGCAATTGGTAATCCGTTATAAAAGGTTGAAGAAAATGCTTGATGCTTGGGATAAAGGAGAACTGAAATTTGCTCCGACTTGTCCACGCAACGCATATAATATGCAGATTAAAGCAATGGCAGATTATATTGCTGTACTTGAATCAAGAGCATTTATTGAAGGTATAAAAATATTTGCAGAACAGAAAGCGAGTGATTAAAAATGAAAGTTACTGCTGTTGATGTAAGTTTCTGTCAGACGAATGTTGATTACAACAAAGTCAAGGCTGACGGTATAGACACGGTTATTATTCGTGCCGGCTTTGGTAGAGAAACATATCAGAAAGACGCACAGTTTGAAGAACATTACAAGAACGCAAAAGCCGCAGGACTGAAAGTCGGTGTATATTGGTTTTCGTATGCGTACAGCGTTGCCGAGGCGAAAAAGGAAGCAAGTGCTTGCCTTTATTGCTTGAACGGCCGAAAACTTGATTTACCCGTGTTTTATGACCTTGAGCTTGGCTCTCAGACCAAACTCGGCAAAGACACCTTAACCGCAATGGCTGTAGCATTTTGTGAGTGTGTTAAAGTTCACGGTTATTCAGCCGGCGTTTATGCAAGTGCAAGCTGGTTTGCAAGTTATCTCAATTACGAGAAACTTAAAAAGCAATATGCAATTTGGCTCGCACAATGGAGAACAGACTCTCCGTGTCGTACTTGCGACATCTGGCAGAACTCCGACAGCGGAAAAGTCAACGGCATTAACGGAAATGTTGATACCGACATTATATTTAATGCTGACTATAAGGGCAGTTCAGCAACAACGATTACAACGCCGAAATACTCCGGAATTAAAGCTGTGCAGGCTTGGGTAGGCACAACGGTTGACGGTATCTATGGCCCTGACACGAAAAAACATTTGGTTATGAAGTTGCAGGAAGAACTTAACCGTCAGTTTGGAATGAACCTTATTGTTGACGGAATTTACGGTGTGGGCACTCATAATGCAATTGTTGTACTCTCATACGGTTGTAGAGGTAATCTTACCAAAGTTTTGCAGGGCTTGCTCATCTGTAAAGGGTATGACACAAACGGCTTTGACGGTATTTACGGTGTTGGCACAAATTCGGCAGTTAAATCATATCAGCGGACTCACTGTTTGAATGATGACGGTATCGCAGGTGGCAATACGTTTAGAAGTTTGTGCGCTTAATCCAACACAAAATCCAACACAATGAAAATAAAAGTCAGTATTTATCGCAATAATAAAGCGGATATAACGGGTTCGAATCCCACCGTCTCCGCCACCGAAAAGCCTGTAATCAAGCCGATTATGGGCTTTTTCTTATACCAAATGCACCTGCATTTCGATTACAGTTTAGCAAAATCGAAAAACAGGTGCGAGTATGCGAATTTTAAATCGCACATTTGTATTGTTTTAGCAACTGGGGTCAGTCGTCATCTTCATCATCAAATAAAGAATTGCGGCATTCTTCCTCTTCGTCATCGTGACGATATTCGCTATCATCCCAATTGTAAACATATTCACCTCGGTCAATACTGAAGCCATCCTTTTCGATGTATTCATATTCGCCGGACTCATAATTAAAACACCACTTGGCCATTCTTATTCATCCTCCATTCCGAGTACATAAAAAAGCATTCTAAAAGCAGAATCTTTCTTTGCCTCTTTTTTTGATACGGATGTCCCATCAAAGTAATAATCTTCTTCCGCTATGTGACATTCACAATTCCAAATGGGGTTACCATTGTCATCATATGTTTCCTTGAACTCATAAGTAGGAATGGAAAAATAACCTCTTCGAGCCAATGTTTCAAGTTGGTTAATTGCATCATCACGGTTAGGATTTTCAATTTCGTCACGGATAGATGGAAGCATATCATTTCTCTCTAAATACTCATACGCTAATTTGCAAGCAGCCATCCTTGCCTCACGGATAGACACACCAAAGCCGCAAAACACCGGTAAAGAATCAAGCAGTTTGAGGTAACAATGATATTTAAGCTTAGAATAGTTGTAATCTAATGGAAAGCTTTGATATATAGTGTTATCCTCTTTTAAATACCAAGTCGATGAGTAAGGAGCTTCTTTGTATTTGTACCAAGGAATGCACCCATTCTCGTTTATTTCCCATTCCTGAATAAGTCGCACATAATTGGTGTCGGTATCATTAATTAGAAAGTCTTCGGGAACAAGCATTGCTTCAACCACTTTTTGCAAGTCCTTCAGATTCCATCCTGAATCGATTGCAACAGCTCCGATAATAGCTTCAAACAAATCTTCTTTTACAGAATCTTCTTGGTTGATATTATTCTGTATATCGCCCTTACCCATAATAAGATATTCGGAAAAACCAAGCTCATCCATTCGGCGAGCCAATGCTTTTTTATTCACCATTCGACTTTTGATTTTAGATAGGTCATCTTCGTCATAGTCACAGCCGAAACTATTTACTGCCGGCGCTTCGTAACCCTCTTGATTACGTTTGAATTCTTGTTCCCAAACAGAAATCTTTGTTCCGTCAATCGGATCCCCATTTGCTAAATGCCCGTACTTCTGAATAAGCAGTTTAACAATCACAAAATCAAGTGCTTTGTCTCCAATGAACTCGAGCACCTCATTGTTTTCACCGCCGTTCTCTGCGGTATATGAGCGACGAGTGAAAGCTTGCTGCAACAAATCAAGATTTTTAAAATCATATCCGATTTGTTCTTGCACCATTTTCCATACTAATTCTTTTTCCATAATAAAAAATCCTTTCGGTAATGTATTTTACCAAAAGGCATAATAATAGCCTGACAAAAACACTTTCCCCGTGAGAATAGGAAATACAATGCCAGACATACATCATTAAATATAATTCTTTGTTTCCGTTTGTTTACTCGGGTTCACTTTCATAAACAGGAATAAACACTAAGATACAATGTTTCAAATTTAATGTATTGTGCCTTCAAGCAAAATCATTGTATCTCATTCACGAAAAGAATGCAAGTATTATATTAAAAATCATCTCCTTTGTAGTTATCACACAAAGGAGATGCAGAAATACATTAAGTTTTATTTTCTATGCTTCATCTTCCTTTGAAAATCGTTCAGCGTTTGGATATGCCACAGGCTTTTGCGGGTGATGGAGCGGAAGATCAGGGAGCAGAAGAAATCCACAAGAAAGATTTCCGGGATACAGAACTTCAGTCACTTTTGAAAGGCTTTCAGCGACCCGCGGCTGCACCAGCTGTGGACGGTGGTCAAGGTGTAGCCGGTCAGGGTTACCACATCCCTTACCGTGACCGCATCCGGGTATTTGCGCAGCAGCTTTTCATAGTAGACGTGCATTAGCACCATTATACACAGTATTGACAATAATGTAAACAAAAATATTAACAAAATCACGCAAAGCAAATAATTTATCAGATAGTTTTGGGATTGGCAAAATAGCCCTGCAAAAGCAAGTAAAGCGGTAGACAGCAACAGCTAATCTGAATAAATGTTGTAGTTGGCATCTCAAAAGATTATCGAACACCGTCTGAGTTGCTTCTATAAAACAGAATTTTCTGTCTGCGTGAATAACACATTTATCACAAGCTTTTTCTTTGTAACAACAAGTTAATTTATGCATAAAATATCATTGAATAAAATAACGGTTGGTGAAAAAAGGTGGCATTGAGTACAAGAGAATTGCTTGCAAGGCTTTTAAAATGTGAGGCAGGTGGGGAAGGTGAAAACGGAATGCGTGCCGTTGCGTCGGTAATTGTAAACCGAACCCGTGTTCCAAACGGGGAATTTGCAAGAGTCAGCAAGGGCGGAGATTTCCGTGCCATAATGGAACAACCAAATCAATTTACCTGTCTTAAAACAACTGTCGGAGGACAATATAATCCTCAGAATGTTTATAATATACGCCCTGACGAAATTCACTATAACATTGCCGATTGGGCATTGGCGGGCAATACCGATTCATCTGTCGGAAATTCAATTTTCTATTTTAATCCATTTTCAGATACCTGTCCAACATTTTTTCCGTCAAACAACGGAGTAATTTACAACAGGGTAGGGGATCATTGCTTTTATTCGCCTACCGAGGCTTATTCCAAAACATAAAGGAGCATAGCTTAATGGATAATTCTTCAAATATGACAGTTAACACAACTCCTACGGCAAATCAGATTAATCCCGAACATCATTACGGACTTGACAAAAACAAAGCCTGCCTCAACAATTCATGTCCGTCAAACACAGCGGATATCGGATGTTATATTCCTGCGATTGACGAAATTATGCGACACAATCAGGGCGCACCGTCTGTTGCACACCCCAATATGACAGAAAAAGTTCAAAAATCAAATGACAATCCCTCGCTTGAACAGGCAGAAATAGCATATGAAGAGGGCGGAAGTACATCAGAAGAACAACCTGAAAATATAAATAAATACAGCGGAAGTCTTCAAAATATACCGTTCATTAAGAACTTAAAAAAAATAGATACATCTATACCTGTTTTGCCTGCAACCCCTGCTACAACGGCGAGCTCCGGAGCCACCGTTGCAACGCCGATAAGGCAGAATATTGGAATGTCGATGAGTGATTATCAATATCCGTTTCCTGTAACAGCCGAAAATCTGAGATATCACAACGGTTTTATGCGAACACAAATCGGAAGACGAATTACCGTTGATTTTCTCATGGGAGCAAACACAATTGTTCAGAAAACAGGCTATCTTTTAGGTGTTGCTCAGGATTATATCCTTATAAATGAGATTGACACCAACGACATCACAACCTGTGATTACTACAATATAAAATTTATAAGGTATTATTACTAA